CACCTGTCTCCCTCTGGGTCTACAAAGGAAACCTCTTCAGTTAACCCATCAGACATAAAACCAAAAGGTGCCATATCTTGTTCAATCTGATCTCGTTGATCTTCATATAATTTCTTCCTTACATCTTGATCAGTAAGTTCTTTAAAATAGTCCTGTTGAACTAACCATGCATAAATTACCATACACATAGCAAGGTCATCATTACATCCATCCTCTGCTTCAAATGAATTACTTTTTTGAATGAAAGTAGTTAATTCTGATATAATATCCAGATCTTTGAATAATACTTTATCGGACTCTACTACTTGCTTTAGGTTAAGTGATCCAATCTTTTTCACAGTCTTGGACATCTTTACACCTAACTGTGTCTTATTACCAGAGAATCCTTGACCTACTATCTGACCTGCCCTTCCTCTCATAGAACACATAAGAAGATTGATGTACTCTAAATCAAAGTTTAGAATAGCAGCAACCTGATCCCCTACATCATTTACCTCACATAATACAAATGCATTATTATATCCTCTACATGTTTCATATATGATATTTGGAAATAGCATTGGTTTGATTGTATTATTCCTATACTTTGCCACTACTTGATGTGGAAATTCTGTAATATCTATTATCACAAAAGCAGAATAATCTTCTCCTACTCCTCTTGCTACATCAACAGTACATAAGTAATCGTGCTTTTCCTCTGGTGCTGCATAGATATCCAATCCACTATTTGATGTCAATGGTTTCTCGTATACTAATGCTCGTAATTTTGCTGGAGATATAAGAGTATCAACAGATCCTAAGAACTCACACTCAAACTCAACTTTAAACTGTTGTTCTGATGTGTTCTTGATAGTTTGCTCTTTCCAGGCAGCATCCCTATTGGGAACTTCAGACCAATGGACAGCAGTAGGAACATAATCACTTTCACCATTCTCTGCATCATGCCACATTCGGTAGAAATGATTCATACCTTTTGGCGTTGATACAATTATAATTTTAGTAGATGTACCAGATGAAATAGTAGGATATACTGAACTAAAGAAGTCATCTGCAATATGATTAGGTACGAAAGCAAACTCATCCAAGAATATAATGTTAAAGGTCATACCTCGAACAGCAGCAGCAGATGTAGATGCTGCCATAATCTTAGAACCGTTCTCTAATTCTAGACTACCCTTGTTCCAAGTCAGAATACCTTGTTGCATCCACTTCGGTAAGTTCTCATAAGCAATCTGCAATCTACCAAGTAGATCTCGTGCAGTTGCTGCCTTGTTAGCAAGAATACCGATATTTACATTATCATTGAATATTGCATAGTGAAGTAAGTATGATACCGATGTCGTAGACTTACCAGTCTGTCGAGGCATCATACAAATATTGAATCTATTATCGTGAAATCTATTAATTAACTTTTCTTGAAACGGCCACATATCGAAACCGACAAGACCCTCATCAACGTTTACAATCTTGATGTATGTTCTAGCAAAATATACAGGATCATCCTTACATTTGATAAATTCTGATATTTGTTCCGCATTAAATTCTACAGGCGTATTTGCCTTTTTTAAATTGGGATTACCCAGATATATATTGTCAGACATAATAATTATTCCAAATTAGCAAACATTAATGGTTTCGTTGGATCTCTTACTACAGGATTGTAGTATAAAACTTTTGCTTTTGGGTATATTTTTTGTACTGATTTTAATACATCACTCTTAGATGGTCTTGCAAAAACATTTGGAAAGAACATCTGAGTAAAAATTATTTTACCTCTCCAGTTAACCGTTACTCCATAAGTAGATCCTCTCTCCTGAACACGGAGATAAGACTCAGCAAGAGTAGATTTGAAGTGCTTAAAACTTTTCATAATATTATTTAGACTGCATTCCTTTCTTTAATAATTTCTGCAACTCTGCAGTAGAACCAACAAATAGTGCATTATTAACAGTAGAAGGCCCTTTTGCTTGTTCCTCATTTAAATCTTTCATCTTTAATTGTAAATCAATTAACTTATCAGTTGTGTCAGCAACATTCTTAATCAATTGACTAACAACTTCAAATGCTCGTGGTTGTTGGCCATCTTCGGCAACTTCCATAATACGATCAAGTGCTTCCTGACCTTTCTCAATTAAAGAATAAAGATTACCTCGTGTGTACTCATAATCAAGAGTACTGTTATCTTTACCCTTTTCTAGTTTCTTAAGTTGCTCTTTTCCTCTTTTCAGAGTATCTTCAGCCTCCTTAACAACTTCAATGTCTAAAGCATTGTCTATAGCATCAAATTTACTCATAAATCAACTCCTTTTGTAGGACTATAAACTCTTCCATCACTGTAATCAAAACGCTGTTCACTGAATCCAAAGTCATCACCCAATTCTACCATAGAATCGTCTACAGTGTTAACTACATTAACAGCAGAATTTGCTAAATGTACAGCCTTAGTGGTGTCGTCACTTCCTCTTCTAACTGTTAGTGTATTTCCACTAATAGACTTGATGTAAATAAGTTCATTATCAATATCTATATAACTATCAGCAACTAGTGCTGTAGCATCAGCAACATCAAATTGAGTCTTGGTTGCTGAAATCTCAGATACCAAGTTAGTTGTAGCATCGTCATTATAATCCTTAAGTGCTCTTGGTTCAGCAACATATCTAAGTTGTCTAGATGCAGTTTTTGTATTTGCAGTATCAGTTTGATAATCAACCTGAACTTTCTTAATGAGTCCTTCGGATGAAGTAGGAACAGGGCCAAATAAGTATGTCTTAGCAGTAAATTCTAATGTATGTGTTATAACTCTCTTTTCCTCATATCCAGATTCATAGTTATCATCAAAACTCATTGAATCTAGAACCATAGGAATATCTCTTTTCTCTCCAATAGATTTAACTAGATCAACAGTTAAATTAAATGATGGTTGAAAATATGGAAGTATTTGTTCAATAATTTGTAGAGAATCTTCATTATATTGAGTCATCACATTTAGTCTAAATCCTAAATTGTAAGGAACTGGCATATAAAGTTTCTTAGCAACTTTTGTTCCAACTTTATTATTTGCTTTAAAGGTTTGCATTGTAGAAACCTTTCTTTCAGAATCATATTGAATATTAGTTAATTCAAATGCCAGTCTTGGTAATGTTATTGCAACCCTTTGTCTTAAATCTGGTTTCTGCTCTAACCTTGCTAAAAATTTCTCTGCAGGCCCATAAGCAATAGGAACTCTAACAGTACTATGAATAGTACCATCTGGTTTCTTGTGCTGAATGTCAATTGTATTAAAAAGAGTACCAAATGATATGATAGTCTTTCTTATTATCTCGTGATAGAAATATTGTCCTAACATAATGTTGTTATTTGCTTATAAAAACTATTTAGAATTCTCCGAATGGATTATCTTCTGAGAAATCTATAATTGAATCTGCATTAGATTCAATTGGAGAATTATCTCCATAAAGATCAGTATCATCTTGGTCAGATACTGTTTTAACTACGTATTGTGCATCAGATCCAAGCATTGTAGTTCCAATACCAACAACTGTTTCACCAACTACAAAATCACCACTGACATTAGTAACCTTGAGAACTCTGTCATCCCAATCCCAACTTTGAACAAATGCAGTAGTACCAGAACCCACACCACGAACCAATTCCTTGAATAGATAGTTTCCAGTTTGAGCAATACTTACTGCTGGTGCAGTAAAATCCATAGATGGTGCTACCGTATATCCTGCACCAGCATTTGTATATCTAATTGCAGCAACCTCACCATTAGTATTCAAGAATGCTTCTGCAGCAGCATTTATACCACCTGCAGGAGCAGTTCCAATGGATATAACTGGTGGTGAACCATATTGAGCACCAGATTGAGTTATAATAGGTGCTCCTAGAGCATCGGAGGCAGTTACAGCAACAGCAACAGCACCTGATCCATACTGATTAACAGGAGTAATTGTTATTGTTGGTGTATTTGTGTATCCAAATCCTGGATTAGTTAGAAGTATTCTATCAATAGATTGACC